ACATGGGAACACGCCTTTAGAATGGCTGAGATTTATCGCAATGTAACATTGCATGATGCCTTTGATTTTGTGTTGAAGCGTATTTGAAATTAAAATATTTTTACCTAAATTCGTATAAGACAAATAACTATGGATATAATTTACTTGATTATCTTGACACCAATCACCATTGCGGTGATGTATGGTTGGCACTGCATTAAACGCAACAACAAGCGTTTTGAACAAACACCCGAAGCAACCCCCTACCAATTTGAAAAGGATGAGTACATCCCCGAATTCAATGAATTCACTCAAATGTTGGTTCAACGCAGAATGTACAAAGGCAAAGCAAAATGACAACTATATATTTTTTATTCATTGATTGGATGGAAGAATTCCAAGACATTTTATCAACCGATAGATACAAACACATTACAATTGTGGAAAGACATTATCACAACGATGGAACTTGTGAAGCAACCATCACGGGCTATAAAGATAGTGACCTATTCACACTTGGGATGGCTTTTCAACTACGACTACAATTATGACAACAAACGAAGCATTAAACGAAGTATTCAGCAAAAGCAACAAAGAACTGGCAGAGTTATTACAAGCCAATTACGCAACGGTAACCACATGGAAGTTTCAATTCAAACGCAATGGGTTATCAATGGAAAAGCAATTTGAGATTCTCACAAAACTAAATTACCAATTAAAAAACAATATATCATGGAACAACAAAAAAGAAGCGCAGTAACCAATGTAACTGCCAACGGAACTTACAATGGTCAGTACGGCACATTGTACAAATTTGAAGTAACCTTTGCCAATGGCGATTCGGGTGAGTATGCAAGTAAAAGCCAAAACCAAACCAAGTTTGTGGTTGGTCAAGAAACTGATTACACCATTACATCCAAGGAATTCAAAGACCGCATCTATTACAAGATTGCCCCAGTAATGGCACAACCGCAACAAGGTTCATTCACACCCAAGGCGAAGGATCCTGAAACATCAAAACACATTATGCGTATGAGCGTGTTGAAGGTAGCAGGTGACCTTGCCATCAATGGGAACATTCAATTGAATGAAATCCTTTCTTACGCATCAATATTTGAAGCGTATGTGGTAACTGGCATGGACACTTTGAGTAAGTACAAGGTTCAAGATAACGATCCATTACCATTCTAATGAAAAAAATGATTGAACAACTATCGGACACGATGTTGGAAGTTGGGGGTGGAAATTACTGCCCCCTTCAATTCCACATTGAATTAAAGGAATTGGCGGATATCATCAAGGACTTTCAAGACCAAATTAAACCCCTTGCATTAACCGAAGCATCCAAATGGCATGGTCAAGTGTATTGTGGCTACGAAATAACCAAGAAAGCTGGTGGCGGAAGGTACAATTATGACCATATTCCCCAGGTTCAGGAACTGAAATTGGCATTGAAGGAACGGGAAAAACTACACCAACAAGCGTACAAGACCATGAACCAAGGTATCTTCTTGAATGAGATTACTGGCGAAGTATATGAACCCGCTCAGTACATTCAAAACGATGATACTATAATGTTAAAAAAGGCATGAAACAAGTATTAAGAGCCATCGCAATCGTATTGGCATTGTATCTATGCACCGCGTTCATTAAATGCGAATACAACGCATCTAAATGGGATGAATCACAACGGGCTGCAATGGTTACGGATTGATGCAAAGATAAGTATTTTTTGTATATTTGTTGCGTTAACTGGAATGTAGCAGATTCCGTATGTTAAAAGATTTTTACCCCGTTGGGTTGGTTGCACTGCTACTGCACCATCCCGATGGGGTTTTTTAATTTATGATTTACAAAACAAAAACAAAAATTGAAAATCGTTGGGTTGTCATCAAGGTGTACGCAAATGGTGTGTATTGGTTTACTTATGACTTTTTAATTGACTTGGCAGAAATGATGTTGACTGAACATCTACCACACAAACGATGGGCATCAAAGAACTTGGATGAAATACGCCAAGCCATTGAAAAACATCTTAATGAGAATTGACATGGCTATTTTTAGGAAGATTCACACATCCTTTTGGAGTGATCCGTTTATTCAGGACCTGGACAACGACCATCGTTTATTCTATTTGTATTTACTTACTAACGAACGCACAAAGCAATGTGGAATTTACGAAATCAGTAAAAAGCAAATGGCGTATGAACTTGGATACAGTATAGATAAAGTATCCAAACTCCTTGCATACTTTATCAAAGTTGGCAAAATCCTATATTCGGAAACAACAAAGGAGGTTGCATTGAAGAACTGGATGAAATATAATGGTTCAACATCGCCAAAAGTTGTAAGTTGCATAAAATCAGAACTTTACAGTGTTAAGGATAGAGTATTGATAGAGTATGTAAACGGTATGTATACTGCATCGCAAGAAGAACAAGAACAAGAAGAAGAAAAAGAAGAAGAACAAGATAAGAAATTTAAGAAACCAACCATTGATGAAATTGCTTTGTACATGGATGAACAAGGAATGGTAAATGTGTCCGAGCGTTTTTACAATTTTTACGAAGCAAAGGATTGGATGATTGGCAAAAACAAAATGAAAAATTGGAGGGCTTGTGTTATCACATGGAAAAAAGACAACATGAAATCAATTGCACCAGTTACAACAAAACAACCAAAAATGTTTAATCTTGAAGAATATGACTGAGCAAATTGAGGAATATGTTTTAGGACAATTATTGTTCTATCCACAAACACGGGCATTTTTGCCACGGATTAATGCCGAATGGTTTGAAACTGCATTGTATCGGAAGGCAGTTAAGAACATGATAACCAATTATCATTCAAACGAACCCGTTGACTACATCACAACAACTGTTGGTATGACACAAAAAGACCGAATCAAGATTGTTGAGATTGGTCAAAATGTACACGATGTTGCCAATGTCAGCCAATACATACCAAAGTTGGAACAAAGGTATTTGCACAAACAATTTATTGAGCGATTGGCTAAGTTGGATTTGACAAAAGGATTGAAGGAATTAATGGAGGATACACAAACCATTATTGAATCAACAAGGTTTACAACCATCAACGATCCTGAATCTATTCACAAGATAAGTGCAAAAACTTTGGACAATCTTATTCAATCAATTGAACGAGGTGAACGCATAACGGGTAAACCAACAGGATGGGCATCATTGGATAGGATATTGGGTGGATGGAATGCGGGTGATTTGATTGTAATGGCTGCGCGACCTGGTATGGGAAAAACTGCATTGGCGTTATCACTTATTTATGAATTTTCAAAGTTGGGTGGCAAAAGTTTGATTATCAGTTTGGAGATGAGTTCCGAACAATTGGTTAAACGATACTTTTCACTTATCACCGACATCATGAATCATAAGATTCGGAACGCATCATTAAACAAATATGAGGTTGAAAAACTATGCGATGCGGTAAATCAAAGCGATGTTGAGTTTTTTGTTGACCAAGAACCAAACGCATCATTGCAACAATTAAAAGCCAAAGCCAAAGTACACAAGGCAAAGCACGGATTGGAATTATTGGTGATTGATTACATCCAGCTGATGACGGGAACAAAGCAAAATCGCGAACAAGAAATTGCGGAGATATCCCGTGGGCTTAAATTGTTGGCAAAGGAATTGAACATAACAATCATTGTATTGGCTCAGTTATCACGGAAGCCCGAAGAAAGGGCGGATAAACGCCCATTGTTGAGTGACATTCGGGAATCAGGATCCATTGAACAAGATGCCGATGTTGTTATGTTCCCGTTTAGACCTGCAAAATATGAAGATGTTCAACCCGAAATTGAGGATGCGGAATTAATTATCGCCAAGAACCGACATGGTGAATGCAGAACAATACCAACAACTTACATAGGCAATAGAACACTTTACAAAGAAAATATGGGACAACCACAATTTTAATAATAAAATAATTATATTTGTATTGTATGACACATAAAACAAAGACGGTGGTTATTGAGTTGCTAACGCAATACCCCACATTTAGAGATTCGGACGAACAATTGGTTGCATGGATTTGGGGTTTAGAAATGAACAACAAAGGTTATTCAACTGGCAATCTTCCAACACAAAAATTCTTACGCATTTTGGCGGATGGGCAATTAACATCAAGTGATTCCATTACAAGGATGCGAAGAAAGGCACAAGAAGAACACCCCGAATTGCGTGGCACGAAATACAACCAACGCCAAGACAAACAATCATCAGTTAAAAAGGATTTGGGCTATGGTCCACGATAAGCAATGGTTCATTAACCGAATTGGGAAAAGAATTTACAGAGAAAAAAATGTCTGCAATTGCGAAGTGTGTAATACAGTTCACAAAGAAGGATTAATTATCACCGATGAGCAGCACGCCAATTATTTATACGATTGTCAAGAATTAGATTTAATTTACTATGAAAACACCAATAGAAAGATTCGTTGAGTGGTTGGAAGAAAATCACCCCACCGCAGTACCAGGACCCGAAGTGATTCACCACCTGAAACGATTAGAACAAATGGACCAACAAATGGCATACAATGCGGGTTTCACAAAAGCCAAGTCATTGTACCTTGACGCTGAATGAAACATCTTGAAAGCCGTTTACAAATCAACTGCGTTAAGTGGTTTCGGTTGGCATACCGCCAATGGGCAAACCATTTGATTCATGTTCCCAATGGAGGATCACGCGATTTGCGAACGGCTCAAAGATTAAAAGCCGAAGGAGTATTGCCAGGTGTAAGCGACCTTGTGTTGTTCATACCCAACAAAACACACCACGGGTTATTCATCGAACTAAAAATAAAACCCAACCGACAATCCACACACCAAAAGGAATGGCAAGAACTTGTGACAAACATGGGGTATGGTTATTCATTGGTATATTCGTTTGACGAATTTCAAAAAACAATAGAAGATTACATTGGTAACACTTGAAGCCATAGCGAAAAGACACACCGAATGGTTAAAGATTGCCAATTACCTTGGGGCAACACCTGACCAAGCGGATGACAT